TTGTTCAGCGCGATGTTGAGAGCTTTCTCTTTATCTTCCGGCAGCTCGACCACAACACACTCAACTTCATTGATACCCAAATCGATGAGTACCTTCAACCGTTGGTGGCCACCGACTACTCTGCCGGTGGTCTTATTCCAGATGACCGGCTCGACGTATCCGAACTGCTCAATTGAGCGCTTCAGCTTATCATATTCAGGATCGCCGGGCTTTAGGTCCTTTCGCGGGTTGTAGTCGGCGGGAATAAGCTGCTCAACCTTCAGCTTTTCTATCTGCATATTTCTGCGCCGCCTTTCTCAGCTCTTTGCATAACTCCATACTGGTGTCCTCCCACGGGAACAGGCACGAGTTGAAATGCCCATAGGTTGCAGTGTCCTTGTAGATGGCGTTGCGCAGACGCAACTTTTCGATGATCGCCGCCGGACGCAGGTTGAACACAGACTTCACGATTTCACAGAGCTGCTCGTTGGTGAGCTCGCTCGTGCCGAAGGAATCAACATCCACAGCGACCGGGTCAGCCTTGCCAATGGCATAAGAAAGAGCGACCCCGCATTCCTTTGCAAGATCGCTCCAGACGATGTTCTTTGCGATGTACCGCGCCATGTAAGCGCCACTGCGGTCAACCTTCGTCGGGTCTTTACCGCTGAACGCGCCGCCGCCGTGCAGTGCCAGCCCACCATAGGTATCTACCATCAGCTTTCTGCCGGTCAGTCCAGTGTCGGCTGCGGGTCCACCCTCGACGAAGCGCCCGGAGGGATTGACGAGGATTTCGGTGGCATCATCAAAGGGAAAATCCTCAAAGCACTGCCATAGCACATTTTGCTTGATGTTGGAGTAAAGCTGCTCCTGCGTCTTACTGGCTTCATGCTGAACAGACACAACAATAGTTTTCACGCGCTTGGGCTTGCCGTCCTCATATTCGATCGTGACCTGCGCCTTGCCGTCCGGCAGAAGCCCCTTCACAATTTTATCCTTGCAAACAGTATCCACGCGCCTGCAAATACGATGCGCCAGCACCAACGGGAGCGGGAGCTTCTCGCGTGTTTCATCAGTGGCATAACCGTAAACGGTACCCTGATCGCCAGCGCCGATAGAAATGTAGCGCTCCTCGCTACCGTTACGCGCTTCCAGTGCGGTCGTCACTCCGGCGTCAATGTCCTTGCTCTGTTTATGGACAAACACGAAAACCGTGAAGCGCCACGGATTGTAGCCCGCTTTGCGGAGCGCCTCGCGCACCTCCCAGCGGATATCGACCTTACCGTCGCAGGTGATCTCGCCCGCAACGATGATTTTCCCCTTTGTCGCCATGACCTCGCAGGCGACGCGAGAGGATTTGTCTTTTCTGAGACATGCGTCAAGAATGCTGTCCGCAATCAGGTCGCAGAGTTTATCCGGGTGACCCATACAGACGCTTTCGGCTGTTTTATATGTAGTCATATATCATTACTCCTTTTTCTCGGCCTTACAGCCGGTGAAATTTTCCCAGCGTTTTATGATGACGTCGCAGTAGTGCGCGTCGAGCTCCATAATGAAGCAGGTGCGGTTAAGCTGCTCACAGGCGATAAGCGTCGTACCTGCACCGCCAAAGGGCTCGACCACGATGTCGTTTTCGTTCGTAAACGCGACGATGTATTCCGACGGCAGAGCCACAGGGAAAGTGGCGGGGTGCTCAGCGCGAATCTTACCTTTTTCACTGAGCTGCTTGGTGACCGATTCCAGACTGGTCTGCTCCGGCAGCTCTAGCAGGCTCTCCATCTTTTTAAACGCGCCGGTCTCATTACCGCGCCGCGCAATCCGGAATGAGCCGTCCGCCTGACGAATTTTGTTGTAGCGCCCGCCAGAGTAAATGCTGGCTTCCTTTTTGCGCCAAGTCGGATTCACTGACACCGGCTCTTTTCCAAAGCAGAAAATCCACTCGTGCCGAATCGGTATCATCGCGCTCTGCTGCCCGACGCTGCCGCAGGTCAGCTTATCCCACACATTCCATGCCAGCAATTTCAGACCGACCTGCTTCGCCGCGTCGATGTATACGTTCCAGTAGGGATAAACCTCGCCGTCCTTACGCTGTATGCCGAGATTGACTGCCTGCAGCGCCGTGAAGGGTTCATAGCATGGAAGGAACTGCGCGATGCTCTCAACCGACAGTTCTTTATCTCCGTTGTAGGTTCGCATATCGCTGTAGGGCGGTGAGGTAAAGAGCAGCTTGCTGTGCTGACCATCCATCAGTCGAGCAACATTGCTCTTGTCTGTACTGCTGCCGCAGAGCAAACGGTGTCGACCAAGATGCCAAATGTCTCCGGGGTGGCATATCGGCTCCGCGTTCAGCGCCACGTTAGGCACAACATCCTGCACGATTTCATCATCGACGCCGAGCATTAGCCCTATCTCGCTAGTGTCGAAGCCGGTCAGCGTCACGTCGAAGTCCTCGGCTTTCAAATCTGAAAGCAGGTTTTCGAGCTTTTTCGTATCCCACTCGCCGGAGATTTTGTTCATGGCGATATTGAGAGCCTTTTCGTGAACGGTATCCAAGCTCACCACGACGCATTCCACGCTCTCATAGCCAAGCACCTTCAAAACAGAAAGCCGCTGATGCCCGGAGATGACGGTAAAGCCAGTCGCTTCGTTGACAACGATCAACTCCACATAGCCAAAGCTCTCAATAGAACGCTTGAGCTTTTCAAATTCTGCGTCGCCGGGATGCAGCTCTTTGCGCGGATTGTATTTTGCCGGATTCAGCTCCGACAGCTTTAAGGTTTGTATGTTCATTTGCCTCTCCTCGCATTGAGCAGGCGCTCCATAACGTCGTCCTGCGGATTCGCGCCGCTATACTCGCCGGTACAGTTTTCCTTTACGATCTGAAAAATCTCATACCACAGGCGGTTTGTCTGGTTCATGTAATTCTGTCCCATCGCCACATACGGGCTCTGGATGGCGTTGCCCGTCGTCGGGTGCTTCGCCAGAAAGCCATAGGCAGTGACTGCCTCCTCACACTGAATCCAGCGAGCAACGCTCATGGCATATCGCTCTAAAAGCTGTGGAGAGACCAGCGCTGCACAGCCGCGCTCGTTGAGCCATGTCCATGTGTTTTTGTAGATTTCACCGGCAACCAACGTCTTGCCGTCCTTTTGTACTGCTTCAAGCATCTTGTTCGGCTCCGGCATTGCTTGACCTTGAAGGTCAGCAGTGTTGGAGAATTCCATAACTGTCAGTTTCCTGCCGCCGGGATTACCCTCGGCTATTTTGTCGGCTAATGGCTTCTTTTTTGCGCCCGCGCCGATACGAGCGCCGCCTCTGTTTGTTCCGTCCTTTGCCAAAAATATCACCTCGCTTTGCGGCTGAGCCTATTACCTTGTTTGAAAGTGCGTTTTTCAACACGAAGCCCCACGCCGCTGTCCGCCTTTAAAAGTTTTGAGGATTTAGATGCCCCCACCGGGGCAAAGACCGAGTGAATATATTTTCGATCAAAGTGATTATGTTTTGGTCTGTATCAAAATGTGATACAGACCTCACCGTTCGTGCCAGCGGTCGCCCATCTCCACGGTGATACGCGAGTGGCAAGGCTTGCACAGCGCCATCAGATTATTTGTGTTGTTGGTGCCGCCGTGACTGAGCGGGAGGATGTGATGCACTTCCTCGGCGGGTGTCAGCCTGCCTTGCTTTCGACATTCCTCACAAAGCGGGTGCGCCTTGATGTAGCGGTCGCGGATGCGCTTCCACGCACGACCATACCTTTTATTCGTCTCCGGCTCACGCTGGAAATGATTGTAATGATAATCCGCCTGTCGCTGATGCTCTGGGCAGTAAAGACCGCTTGTCAGCTTCGGACAGCCGGGATGCTGGCATGGTCGCTGTGGTTTTCTTGGCATGGTGTCACCTCCTTGCAGGCATAAAGAAAGCCCCGGGGGATTGCTCCCACGAGGCTCTCACGTTCTTATTTCGCTAAGTATAGCATATCAGAATTTAGCATGAACATCTACTAACATAACCTATCATCTTTCGGGCGGCACATGAATTTCGTCGTAAGCCTTCTCACGCAGTCGATAGATATGCTGGATGCTGTAGCCCATGTCGACCGAAATTTGCTCCCATGTTTTGAAGCACAGGTAGCGCAGCTCCAGCAGCGTCTGATATTCAGGGTTGCTCACTGCCTTGATGATCGTCACCATCTCACGCTTCAGGTCAACGAGCCGATCGATGTCGCGGTTAATCTCCGCTTGCAGGTCTACGATCTTTCCTACGGCATCAGCCATCGTGGAGGTGCCGCGATTGGGATTGCGAGGCATACCCGTGAGCGACAAGGTGCATTTCGTCGCCAGCTCATTCAACGAGGCGACCTGCTCCAGCTTGGAATTGATACGCTGGTCGAGACGGTAGGCCTGACCTAGATATTCCTTCACAGTCATGCCGCCACCTCCGCTTTCAGCCTCCTGATAAGCAACTCCGGGTCAAGTTGCGTCAGCACACCAAACAAGCCGGAACGGAAGAACTGCTCAAGGCTCCGGCATTCATACTGCGCCGAGCGGTTATGCGGGTTGAGCGAGAGAGTACGCAGCGCCTTACGGTAATCCTTCGCCGCCTGAAGGATGATGGCGTTTGCGAGGTTTTCACAATTGGTATTCATAATCTGTACCTCCGATGTTTTGTTTTTCTCTCGGATTGGCACGGATTGTCATAGATTGTCTCAGATGTGCAGGTCAGCTTTTACCGCGTCGATAAGCGCCGCCTGAGTGCTATCCTTCTTGGATAACACCTTCAGAATCCGCTCGTCGATTGTGCCTTTGGTAACGATGTGCTGCACCACAACCGTTTCGGCACTTTGTCCCTGTCGCCAGAGTCGGGCGTTGGTCTGCTGGTAAAGCTCCAGTGACCATGTCAGCCCGAACCAGACGATGCAGGAGCCGCCGCTTTGAAGATTTAGCCCGTGACCAGCGGAAGCCGGGTGTATAAGCGCCACAGGAAGCTCGCCGTCGTTCCAACGCTTGATGCTCTCAGAACTGTCCAACTTGGAGAACGGAACATGGAGCTTAATCAGCCGTTCTGTGATGCGGGCAAGGTCATGTTTGAACCAGTACGCTACCAGCAGCGGCTTTCCACCAGCGGCTTCAATAATGTCCTCCAGTGCGTCCAATTTCCGGTCGTGTAAATTCACGATGCTTCCATCATCAGCGTATATAGCGCCGTTTGCCATTTGACAGAGCTTACCGGTGAGGGCAGCGGCGTTCGCGGCGGTGATCTCGCTGCCCTGAAGCTGCAGGACCAGATCTTGCTTCAGACCGTCATACCGTTTACGTTCCTCGTCGGAGAGCCTGACGGTGTATTCGCTGTTGACCAGCTGCGGCATGTTCAGACGGTCGGTGGAACGCATGGAGATGGTTATATCGGATATTTTGTCGTAGATACGCTGTTCTGCTCCGGGCAGAGGTTTGTAACTAAAGATGACCTGTCCATTGCGCTTTTCTGGTTGGAAGTATTCAAGCCGATAGTGGCTGATAAACCTTCCGAGCCGAGCGCCCATGTCCAGCAGCCGAAACTCT